ACATTTCATCATAATCAATATATTGATGTAGTTTAAATTCTTTTGGCAATCTACTTGAAAATGATATGACCTTTTCTCTTATTGGGTTTGGTTCTTTTAATGTTATAAATTTAATCTTATCACCATCCTGTATTACTTCATACTTTTTTAATTTGTTTTTCTTTAATAAATTATTATAAAGTAAAGCACCTTTTACATGAATTGGTGTTGACTTTTGATATATGTCTTTTGTTGATGAATACTTTTTAAGATTATTACAACTTCTAGGATATGCAACATCTTCAGGTGGCAACTTTTTAAAATGCACTCTAAAATTTTCTATAAAGTCTATTAGTGCCGATTGATCTTTTGTCATAATAACTTTTAATGCTTCTCTAATTTTTACACGACAAGGTGCAGGAGTTGAAGACTTAACTGCTTCAATACCCATGATCTTTAGTTTAGGTTCTTTTAAATCAAGACCTTCTTCATTAAATACATTTAAGATATATCTTTTTTTAGCAGTCCATATACCTTTGTTAGCAATTACTTCTCTTTTCATAAACATCTTTTGGTCAAATGCACTAACATATTTTGCTAGTTTAGCAAAACTTGAATCTATATATGGCTGTAGTTTTTCTTCACAAAATCTATCTAATACTTTTACAATCTTTTTATTATCAGATTTATCTTTAAATATTTTATTTACCATTTCACCTAGTTTAATATAAATTGAATCTGTATCAGACGCAACAACATAGGTTACATTTTTTGTTTTTAATAAACTATTTAAATAATTATTTACATCACGCTCAATCCATCTAATTGTTAATTGACCTGCCATAGTAATACCTTCAGCGTGTCTTACATCAAAGTATCTAAAGTATTGATTACCGATAGCACCATAGGCACTATTTAAAGCAATCTTTCTTGATAACTGTATATTGTAATTAGAAGATATCTCATTCTTTAATCTTTCATCGCCAGTTTCTTGATACAATGCTTTTGCCTTTGCCATCTTATCTTTATAGATAACTCTTTCTTTGTATAGTTTGTCCATAAGTTCAGGTAAGAAACCCTGCTTATCTGTCCTAAATAAAGCACCATTGGGAGTGATAGTTCTTGTATCTAGGTCAGATAAATCAGATTTTTGATTCAACATATTTTCTACATTGACTCTATTAGGTTCATAACCAACCATAGTTTCAGGAGATATATTGTACTGCATAATTAAATGTGGATACAAACTGTTTAAATCAAAACTTACAATCCAATCGTGAAATCCTACAACAGGATCTTTCACATAAGCACCTTCATAACTAGAAGACTTTTTACTTTCGCCAACTGTTGGTGCAACAATATTTTTAGATTTTAAATGATTAAATATAATTGTATCCCACATACGGACTTGACCAAAGACATCTTGATAATTTACTTTTGCTTCATAGGCCATAGTCAAGTGTAATTCAATTAGTTTCATTTTGTCTTCTAACTTATCAACTAGTTCAACATCTTGGATATTATATTCTATAAATTGTTGATAATCTTTTGTATAAAATTCTTTAAATGTATCATAAGGATTTTCATGTTTGCTTTCGCCTAGTTCTACTTCACCTATATAATCTAGTCTATAACTTTCACGCCTAACAAATGTATGTTTACGATATAGGTCAAGATAATCTAATATAGCAACACCCATGATGTCCCAATAGTTTTGTTCTTTTTGAAAACCTTTAGCAGTAATTCTAGCACTTTGTTGTGATACAACTCCCCAAGGACTAAAATGTAAAATATATTCGTCACCCATTAATCTTCTAAAACGATTCATAAGATAAGGCATATCAAAAAATTTAACATTCCAACCAGTGACAACATCAGGATTATATTCTAACCAAAACTGTTTAAACTTTTCTATTAGTTCTCTTTCGGTAGGACATTTTATAAAACGAACATCTGGTCTATCATTTACAAAATTATTCATACCAAAAACAATTATCTTTTTTGTTGTATGTTCTTTTACTGTTATTGATATTAAAGGTTCAGTTGCTTCGTCTGAATTAGGAAAACCATTTTCACTTTCACATTCAATATCAAGCGTTAATATTCTTATTTGTTTTATATCCCAATTTACTTTGTCAGGAAATTGATCTGCAATAAAAGGATATTGATATCTTGTATTACCAAAGTATTCAAAACCACTTACATCTTTATACTCGTCAATCCATTTCTTGGCGTCAGGTATACTATCAAATGTAACCTTGCCTACATTACGACCGTCTAGTGTTTTATATTTTGATTCTTTTTGTGATGGGACAAACAAGGATGGTTTATAATTTATTCTAAACTTCTTATGACTACCATCGTGATTTACACCACGCACCAATAGTCTGCCACGAAATGGCAATACCGAAGTATAGAATTTCATATATTATATTTGTGTATTATTAAAATGTTTATTTAAGGTTACTAACTTTTCTTCAGCGTTAGATATTTTTTCAAGTTGTTTATCCATTTCTTCTATGAATTGTGGATGTTCGCCTATGCCGACGGAACTATCAAAATATACTATCATAGTAGCAAATCCGCTTGCTATATCTGATTCATATTTTTTAACTAATGCTTTAAATAGTGGATTATCTGATTGATGATTTTTTGCCATATTCACTCCTTTTCATTATTAAGTATTATATCATATTTAAAATATTTTGTAAAGCAATTACTCTAAACTATATTTTGTAGTCACTACATATTTTCTATTTGGATTTACCATTACATTCATTCTATTCATAAATGCTCTGTCAAATAAAATTGGTGTTCTATCTTCTCTATCATCTAAAGTAAATTCAGTTTCATATATGCCACCTAAAAATTCTACATTTAATTTAATGACATATCTATCCTCATCATAATCTCTTAAACCACCTACTGATATTTCTTCCTTACGAATAATATCGCTTGTGATTGTTTTATCTAATAGAGTCCATTTAACTTGTTTACCAATAACTTTCATTTTATCAGCATGAATAACTGACATACCAGAATTACCTGTGTCAAATTTAGCAACAAGTTCACCAAATGGTTTTATTTTTACTATCTCTTTAAAACCACACTCACTAGGTACTTTAACCCAATTCTTTTTATCACTAAAAAATTCTAATATTTCTTTACTTATATTTCTGCCTGTTGCTTCTTCCATACCTTCAGTACCAGGTGATGAGTTTACCTCTATAACTAAAGGTGGTTCTTTTGTTCTATTTTTACTAGGTAAAAAATCAACAGCAGTCCATAAACCATTTACTGCTTTTGCAGCTAATAAACTTGTTTCTATTTCTAATTCTGTTAGTTCTAGTTTTTCTGGTTTTGATCCTTGGGAAACATTACTTCTAAAGTCGCCTTCTAATACAGGTCGTTTCATTACAGATAAAATTTTACCACCTAATACTAAAACTCTAACATCATAATCTATTTTATGGTATGCTTGTAATAGTAAATCAGCGTCTTCATCTTGTTTATTAATTAATTGAACAACACTATCCAATGATCTTTCAGACTCAACAAAAAGAACACCAACACCTTTTGATCCTCTTAAAGTTTTCATTATGATAGGAAACTTTTCGTCTAATTCTTCTATTGATTTTTCTAAATTTTCTGGATCAGTTATTAAAACTGTTTTAGGTTGAGGTACTCCATAATCAGCCAATCTTAAAAAGGTTCTGTACTTGTCTGTACAAACACTAATGCTTTGTCTGCTATTTGCTATACAAACACCATCTTTTTCTAACATAGATACAAGGTCCATCCAACTATCTTTTCTAGTTATAGAGCCTCTAATAATTGCCACAGTATCTTTATCTACGACAAAACCTTTTTTATCTTCTTTGTTATGAAATCTACGAACACCATCATCAAAGGTTGTATAACCGCCAGTTAGTTTATAAAGATAATAATCCCAACCTAGTTTTTCAGCCTCTTCTCTTAATCTATCTGCTGTGTGAAAAGTTTTAGCCTTTTCTGGTTCATCTGTTATAACAAGCAATTTATACTTTTCTTTTTTTGCTTCTGTTATAAAATCTCTAAACTTTGGTGCCTTCATCTTCTACTTTTTTACCTATATTATATTTTGCTTGAAGGTCCCACTCGCCCTTTTCTTTAAAACTTAATACTTTAATTTGTGATAGAGGTGCTTTCTTTTCAGCAATTGATTTATTTAATATAGCGATTAATCCCCAATCACTTAATAGTTGAGCAATTGTGTTTCTCCGTTCAGCGTCATTGTCAGAAAAGTTTGCTGACTTGCCATCTAAAGCAAACAGTTCTTTAAAATGCACTATAAAATATCTTCCTTGTTTGTGTAATATGTGGCAAGATTGAAATAACTTTTTATCTTTTCTTGAAGCCACGCCTATTCTTGTAAGTGTTTCCCTGACTTTAAGAAAGTCATCAGGTTCTTTTAACTGTACCTCTAGCATACTCTCTGGTTGCCAGACATTATCTAATTCATTCATTTGGTCCCACCCTTATATAATTTTTGTTTAATCAATTTCAATTGATCTTTTGTAAGTATATCAAGAGCGGACTTTGCCTTCTCATTACTATATCCATAAAACTCTTTTACTACTTCAATATCTTTCAATTTATTCGCTCTCAAAAAAGGACTAAACCTTTTCTTTGATCTAATACTATTTAGTAGAAACTGATATTGCATATCCTTATCTAGGAAGTGATTACGATTTACTTCATTAACAAGCATTATAGTATCTGAAAAACCAGACAATATTTTATTAACAATAAACGCAGGATATTTCTTGACCCATTCCTTGTCATCGGAATTCATCAAGTTCTTTTTGTTAAAGTTTATGGAGTTGAGATAGTCTTTTAATTCATAACTCATTTGAATTTGACCTGTGACATTAGTTCAGTTAAACAAGCAACTAAATTAATCTCCTGGTCGGCAACAAAGGCTGACTTATATTGATAGTCAGCAATAATCAATACAGCGTGTGGTATTGTAGATGGTTCTAAATTAGAATATAATGTATCATAAATCTTTCTGAAAATTTTAACAGGATCATTGTCAAGATTATTGACAACCCATTTTCTCATATCACTAAACTCTTTATTTTTTAAATGAGTTATTAGCGTCTTTAAATTTTCATCTGATACATTTACTAAAATGCCAGCGTCTATACTACCGCTTACTGAATATCTTTGTAATTCATTAATTAGTTTTCTGAAATCTGGAAAGTGTTTTGTTATCAATTCAACAAGTACTTTATCC